GAGAGAGAGAACTTAGGGAGGAGGAGGATAGTCCCCCCTATCCGGAGGGATGGTAGGGGAGGTGGACTAAGCTGGGTATCAGGGAGTAATCAGGATCTAATCAGGGGCTATCTAAGGGATCGATCACGATTTTGTGATTTGCGCTCCGCTGGGATCGTGCTATGTTGCTCGAACGGCAATCACGCCGCCTTTGGAGCCATGCCAATGACCATCCTCCCGAACCTTGCCCAAGAGAACGAAGCCTTGAAGCAGAAACTCGCCGACATGCAAGCCCTGCTCGCTGCTGCAAGCAAGCCCAAGGCCCTGGCCCTGAAAGTATCCGAGAAGGGCGCAATCTCTGTCTACGGCCTTGGCCGCTTCCCCATCACGCTCTATCGCGGCCAGATGGAGCGGCTCCTCGATCACCACCTCACCATTCAAGCCTTCATCACCACCAACTCGGCCCTGCTCGCCACGAAGCCCTGATCTCTGGCATCTGGCATACCACGCCCAGCCTACCTGAGGCCCTCATCCCTTCGGGGTGGGGGCCAAAATTTTGTCTCTGCGCGGGGCCGCAGTATGCTTCGGCGCTCAAAATATAATATTTGGGTTTAGGGCCTATTGGTATAAAAATAATAATGCTTGACAACGGGTATGGATACATGCGATAATGGGCCATGTGTAGGAATCCTAGGAGTGCCGTCCGGTGGAAGAATACGGGTTTTTGAATATTTCTAAGCTGATGCATTGTGGAGTGTATGCGTTAGTGAAGAAGGGTCAGGTTGTGTATGTTGGGAAGTCGAAGCAGCCGATGATGCGGATTTATACCCATGTGAGGAATCGAGGGAAGAAGCTTGGTTCCAACTTGTATGGGAATGACATCGGCCCTGCGGTTAATGGGAAAGGGATTACGTTCGATAGCGTTTGGTTTCTTCCGTGCATGTTAGGGCAACTAGGAACGCTTGAGGTTCATTTCATCAAGATGTTCATGCCAAAGCATAACGTGATGCATAATCCAAGGCCCGAGCCTAAACCGGTCCTTCCAATCCCGGATGACATCAGGGCGATTCTGAAGCAGATGATAACAATCACAGGCCTGCCTCCTCTCGAAGGCAGGCCTAAGGTTTACATACGGAGACTGTTGTGACCCAACCGACGCTTCATCGTGGCAAGCTGGCCCGCACGCCGAAGGTACTTTCGGTACGGCCGCTGACGCGTGAGGATATGCTCTCACTGCAAAAGCCTCGCCCTCCACAGAACCGCCCAAAGGCAATGAGAGAAACGCACCACCGCTTGGCGCGGATGGTCGCGGCTGGGTTTCGTACCGAAGAGATCCTACGCCTGACCGGTTTCAGTTCCACCCGGCTCCTTCAACTCCGCCACGATCCGGCCTTCTGCGAACTCGTTGCGGCCTACAAGGACAAAGTCGACGAAGCCTACGTCCGGGGCGTGGATGAGTTTTGGGAAACCTCTACCTCAAACATGCTCCGGGCCGAGCGGAAGATCGAGGATCGGCTTGACGAGGACGATGACGGCGTGGAGAAGATCTCCCTTAAGGACCTGATGGCTCTCACTTCGGACCGGGCCGATCGCTTTGGGTATTCCAAGAAGATCGTCAACAGGAACGAGAACCTAGACTTTGCAAAGATGATGGAACAAGTCGCTAGGGCCTCGGGCCGAAGCAACGTCATCGACGCGAAGCAACAGTTCGGCTATCGCAATGGGGCGGCAGGTGCGACGCCTGCTAACCAAGGAGCGACCTTGGGGAATGTAGAGGCCCCAGGCGATAGCCGAAACCCCACCCGACGGCTGGTGTCGAGTGAGGGTAGCGGGGATGGGGATAGCGACTAGGAGTTCCCGGCATGGCTCTTCCTTTGGCGCAGTCTCCATCCCCATCCTTTATAAGGTGAATGATGTCAGAGATATTCTACTCACATGAGAATAGGACCTGGATTAAAGAATGCACTGGGCCGTGTGATCTTTCATTTGCAGTTCAAGCCTCGAATATTAGTGAAGCAGAAGAACTCATGATGGAGCACTTCTATTCAGGCAAGGACCCTAATGGGTTTAGCAGTGAATGTAAGTCTTGTGCAAATGACCGACGGCGTGGAAGACAATCGACCAAGCATAGAGATGAAATGCTTGAGGAGCAACATGGTAAGTGTGAGCTTTGTTTCGTTGATATATCATTCAAGAACAGATCAGCGGTTATTGATCATTGTCACCTTTCAGGGTTTTCCAGAAAGGTTCTATGTACAGGCTGTAACACATGGATGGCTGCTGTTGACGATGATGAATGGTTAACAAGAGCTATCATTTATAGGGACTCCTATCGAAAGGAGTCTACTTAATGGAACCAGAACTGGCTGAGTGGCTTGTATCTGTCCGAGATGACCCTTACGCCTTTGTAATGGGCGCCTTCCCGTGGCTTACGCCTGGGACCCAACTCGAGGCCTTCGACGGGCCAATGCCTTGGGCCAAGGCCCAGATGGAACGCATCCGGCTGGGCCTTTTGACCACCGAACAGGCCATCCTCGAAGCTACCGCCTCCGGTCACGGCATCGCCAAGTCCACCACCGTCGCCCAACTCGTTTTGTGGGCCTTCATCACCTTCCCCGATTGCCGTGGGGTCGTCACCGCCAATACCGAGATCCAACTCAAGACCAAAACCTGGGCCGAGCTTGGCAAATGGTTCAACCTTCTGAGCCCAATCATCCGCCAACACTTCGAATTGAAGGCCACCTCTCTTCTCTCAAAGGACCCCTCGCGTGAGCGAACTTGGCGGATCGACATGATCCCCTGGTCGAAGACCAACCCCCAAGCCTTTGCCGGGCTACATAACAAAGGCAACCGGCTCCTTCTCATCTTCGATGAAGCCTCCGAAATCGAAGACATCATCTTCGAAACCGCCGAAGGTGCCTTCTCCGACAGCGACACCCAACTCCTCTGGCTCATTTATGGCAACCCCACCCGCAACACCGGCCGCTTTCGCGAGTGCTTCGAAGGCGGCGCCCATTCCGGGATGTGGCACACCACAGCCATCGACAGCCGCGAAGTTCCCATCACCAACAAGAAACGTATCGCCCAACTAATTGGCATCTACGGCGATGACAGCGACTACGTCCGCATCCGCATCCTAGGCCAATTTCCCCGCCAAGGCCTTATGGAATTCTTCCTCGTCTCGGACATTGATGGCGCTATGTCCTCCGATCGCGAGGTCTTCGTCGATGCCTCCACACCTCTGGCTCTCGGGGTTGACGTCGCCCGGTATGGGGCCAACAACAGCGTTATCTTCCCTCGTAAAGGACGGGATGCTAGGTCCATTACTCGGAAGGTCTACAACGGTATCAGCACCGTTGAACTCGCCAACAATGTCTTCGACTGCTGGACCCAATGGCACCCCGACGGGATCTTCATCGACGGTGGCGGTGTTGGGGGTGGCGTCGTAGACAACTGCCGGGCCAAGCATCTCTACGTCAGCGAGGTCCAATTCGGAGCCAAGGATGACATTACAGGAATTGTGTTTGATAATGCAGGAGAGCAGTACGCCAACAAACGTGCAGCGATGTATGGAGCGCTTCGGTCATGGACTCGAACAGGTCTTCTGCCGATCGATGCTGATCTGCGAACCGCAATGCTCGCCATCCGCTACACCCACGACAAGCAAGGCAAGATCCTCCTCACCCCGAAGGAAGACATCCTCGCGGACAATCCGGGCCTTGTGTTGGATGATCTCGATGCATTGGCGCTGACCTTCGGCGGGCCGTTGGCCCCTCACGCCCATGCCGGCGGCGAACACCTCCAGCCCATCCTGCACCAAACCGAATACAACCCCTATGCACCAGAACACATGGAGGCAGCATGACCAAAGCAGTATGGAAATGGTACTACCGCCAGCTTAGAATCGCACGACGTGAGTGCTTCAAGGCCCACTGGGATATGTTGATCTATGACACTGGCTTCGTTCGTGTTCAAGACGGTCACGTAAACCACATCCTCCCACAACTTGTGGAGTTACGCCTGTGACCCCAGACCAGCCCCAACAGGCCCTACCACAACTCCCCAATGCTCCGCCTCCTCCTCCGGTCTTTGGCCAGGCCCCACTCGGGAAGAAGCCCGGCCAGAAGTCGCAGACCCCATCTTTCCTCGGAGCCCAGATGCTCCCTGCCAAAGGCTCCTCGGCCCCAGCGGCCCTTACGGGAGTGAAGTGATGCCCACCGCACCAATGCTCCCTACAGAGATGATGGCCAGATCCGGCACCGCTTCGGCCGTTGACCCCGCCAATTTCCTCATGGCCGCGGCTGATATGTCCAAACAAGGCCAACTCCCCGATGCCGCCAAGGGCCGTTCCATCCCATCCGCAGGCGGAGCCAAGGCATTGCAAAC